TATCATTGATGTGCCTCAATACTGTCCTCAAATGCTGTACTTCATCTTTAATTATTATATGATTCGTAAAAAATAACCCAAACTCGTTGCCTTTACTAGCACATACAATAGCATCTTCTAATGTAGTATAAGGACTGCCCTGAGGATTATCTTCTGTTTTGAATCTACTATTCCTACCATTACATTCAGATTTCAGACCGAGAGACTGAAATTTATGTAAAGCAGTGTAAAGACCATACTCATTGTTTTCTTTTCTCTTTTGCTCATTATGAGCTTTTAGATGTTTGCTTTCCATTTTTTTACCTCAATTATCATTGTTTGTTATTGTTAATATATACTATAAATATATATAAATAAAGTATTATTTTTGTTTTTCTCCTATAAGTTTATTGAGATACCAAAGTGCTTTTTTCAAATCTTCGATACCATTTTTGAGTTTATATCTAGAAACATATTTGATTATATTTCCCTCTAGATAATTCATCTTTTGGTCAAGTATAAAGTCAATTACTTCTATACTGCCTTGTTTGTAGTGTTTTGGATTTATGTTATCTTTTTTCATATCTTATCAAGTCCTCTAATAATGGTTTATAATGTTTTGTTTCTCTGCGATATGTCCATACACCACCATCTTCACTTACACCCATAATAACTATATTTGTTATATTGGTATTAAACATTTCATTAAACATTTCAGCATAAGCTGTAAGTTGTATACCCTCAGATACTGACATTTTAGTTCTTCTAGTGGTTTTGGTTTTGAAATCTATAATAGCCATATAATCATGTACTCTTGCTACACAATCGACTCTACCTAGTAATTTATATTTATCAGAATACAACCAATCTTCACACATGTATACGTCTGATATATTTTCTAGATTGATACACATTTGCATAAATAAAATATCATACAAAAAATGTCCTGTTCTAAATTCAATAGGCATAGAGCCAAAACTACCATGTGATGAATCAAAATGTTTTTTTCTATCAACCCAAGATAAACTCAAATAATCTTTTATAGTTTTATGTACCATATTGCCTCTTTCTTTACTTTTCTCAGTAATATAATCAGCAACTTGTTCGCCTACACTTTTTCGCCATTTTTCTATGTCTTTATGATTATATATACTAAGCCAACGACTAATTGATTTATACTCTTCTCCTAATTTTTTTTGACTTATCACATAATCTTGTTTAAGTTTCCATTCATCTATTTTTTCTGAGAATTTACAATAATCTATTAATTGATTAATCATAAAAGTACCTCTTCATACATACTAGTCGATTAGTCTGACCATTATATAAAGTCACACACATATCACTTATAAAACCTTGATTCGTTTTTCTAATCATTATTTGTGCTAGTTGTTTACATAATAAATTTAAGTTATCTTTTTCTAACCATTCATTGGCATATAAGATTGGCTCAACATAATCATCAATAGTCACGACCCAACTATGCTTATCAATTATTGAACATTTTGGATAGTCACTAGTATCACGATTCACATTTTTTATAATCATCTCAAACTTAGCTTTATCAAATTGATGTTTTTCTGACCAAAACCTTGACTGAGCTGTTCTTTGTGTGTATGGCTTTTCTATGTATCTCATTTTTAATCTCTTTTTTCCATAATTTGTTCTAATGTATATTTGTTGCTTTCAAAATACATATCTCTTTCTATACCAAGACCAAACTGACCTTTGAAATCTTTGAGTTCATTGAGGTCAATATATCCCATTTCTCTTTCGTGTATTTCTGCAACTCCAAAAGCAACCATGTTGATAGGGTCTAACTCTGTCAGCCACCAAGTGCCAATACCAGTAGGATTGAATAATTTAACGACTACTTTGAAATCTACACTTTTAGGGTGTTCAGCATTCCATTTTTTTTTATGAGCTATGTGATTGCTTATTAATTTATCTGTTTGTGATTTTAACAATAATTTCATTATTTTTTACCTCCATAAGTGTAAACTCCAAATGGCATCATGCCCCATCTTTTTTTTTCATGTTTTCTTGGCATTACCATCTTCATGTCTATGTTGTAATGCACTCTTAAAGCATGAATAACAGCCGATAACCTTGTAATTCTATATTTACTTATAGCTGTCCAAGATG